GGTGCGATCCTCGGGCTCGCTGGGCCGGGAAAGAAGATCTCAGGCTTGGCAACGATCACCGTCATCCGTCCTGACGACCTGGCTGACAGGCTGCTTGACCGGATGAGGCATCCGTCGTGGCAAGGCGAACGCACAAAGTTGGTCTACGAGTGGCCGACCGCTGATGAACTCTGGGGCCAGTACGCTGAGATGCGGCGAGAGGGTCAGCGTAGCGGCGAAGGCACAGCAGCTGCCGACGCTTTCTACGCTGCCAATCAGAAGACGATGGACGCCGGCTCACGGGTGGCGTGGCCGGAACGGAAGCACGACGACGAACTCAGCGCCATTCAGCACGCATGGAATCTACGCATTGATCGCGGAGAGTCAGCGTTCCAGGCGGAATACCAAAACGCACCGCTCGCGGATGACATCTCGTCCGAGAAACTTGACAAGCGGTCGCTCGGTGCTCGGGCTCTGACGCTTCCTCGAGGAGTTGTGCCGCTGTCGCACCAGACGCTCACGGCATTCGTTGACGTGCAGGACAAGTTGCTGTATTGGCTCGTCGCTTCGTGGGGCGAGTCGTTCGGCGGTCACGTCGTGGCCTACGGCACATACCCGGACCAAGCCAGCGCATTCTTTGAGGCGAAGAACGCCAAGAAAACATTGGCGCTGGCCGCCAAGGGTGCAGGGTTTGAAGGTGCGTTATCGGCTGGGCTTGAGTCGTTGACGCAGATCCTGCTCGGCAGGGATTGGCTGCGTGAAGACGGCGTCGCCATGCGAGTACGTCAGGTGCTCGTGGACGCCAATTGGGGGCAGTCCACCGAGGTGGTGCGGACGTTCTGCCGGCGGTCCACGTTCACGGCGAGTCTGCTGCCAACTCACGGCAAAGGCATCGGTGCGTCTGGCGGCTCGCTCACCGAGAAGAAGGGGCGGGGCGAAAAGCTAGGGTTGAACTGGGTGATGCGTCAAACAGCGACGAACCAGCGCTACGGCGTTTACGACACGAACTTCTGGAAGACTTTCTCGGCGGCTCGGCTGCGGTTGACGATCGGCGATCCCGAGGCAATCACGCTCCACGCTGGCGAGCACGACATGCTCATCGAGCATCTGACGAGCGAGTACCCGGTGAGGACTGAGGCGCGTGGCAGAGTCGTGGACGAGTGGAAGCTTGACAACCGGCGAGAGAATCATTTCTGGGACTGCCTCGTAGGCTCTGCCGTGGCGGCGTCGATTGCTGGAGTGCATCCCGTGGCGACAGAGGCGGGAGGACGGCAGCGAAAGAAAGTCACAATTCCATCCGGTCCAGGCGGCAAGCGTGTGATTCAATTGAAGAGGCTTGGGAAATGATCAACGTCGTCAGTCTGGATGCACTGGAACCTCGTGACCTGTTTGCAATCCGCTCGCGGCTGACGAAGTCAGACAGCGAGTTCAATCGCGAGGTTGCCGGCGTGCTTGAAGGTCAATCGTCAAGCTGCACACCGATTGCAGTCTGTCACATCGATGGCGCTCTTGTTGGCTGGGCTTGCTCGCACGTTTGGCGTGACACGACGACTCTGGAGATGTTCGTCGATCCTCGGCACCGTTCGTCTTGCATCGCGTTGGCGTTGTCGGCGGCTTTGGTGGTTCGTGGGACGATTGACCGCAACAAATCGGTTGCAGTGTTTGCTCCCGCCACTGCTGCGATTGCACGAAAGCTTGGCGTGCTCAATGTTGTCGAGTACGAGCGATTCGGCACGGACTGGCAAAAAGTCTGACGGCATACCCGGTCTGGAACGCACGGCGTTTCCCGTAGCGTTGCTCGCATGAGCGACGAACTACGCGACAAGATCGTTGAGACAGCCACCGGCCCAAAGCGGGTGCGTACCGACGCTGGCGAGGTGGAAGCACAGGATCTCGCCTCAATGATCGAGGCGGACAAGTACCTCTCTGCGAAGACGGCAGCCACCACGAAGTCTCGCGGGCTGCGGTTCAACAAGCTCTTGCCACCTGGAACATTCTGATGGGCTTGTTCTCAAACCTCTTCCGGCGACCAGAGCCGACTCGGCAGATGCCGACGTCGTCCAAGTTCGTCCGCGCACGGTTTGACGCAGCCGAGAGCCAGGACGACCGACGGCACTGGGCGAACGCTGATTGGTTCAGCATGGACGGGGCGCTCACGCCGGTCATTCGCCGCACGATGCGGAACCGTGCCCGGTACGAGCGAAACAACAACTCGTACCTCGCTGGCATTTGCGAGACGCTTGCCACCGACTTGGTGGGCACTGGACCACGGTTGCAGTTGAACACAGGCGACAGCGAAGCAGACCGCACGATTGAGCGTGCGTTCTTTGACTGGTCTTGGCACGTCAACCTCGCTGAGAAGCTCCGCACGATGCGTCAGAGCAAGCTCATCGACGGCGAATCGTTTGCCATGTACTTCACGAATCCACGGCTTGACGGCGTTCAACTTGATATTCGCTTGGTCGAAGCCGAGATGGTTGCCACGCCCGTTGGGCTCTACATCCCAGACACGACGCCGGAAGGCTCAATCGTTGACGGGCTCGAGTTCGACGACGTTGGCAACGTCATCGCATACAAGGTGCTCAAGTACCATCCAGGCTCCAACTGGCAGGTGAGTAACTTTGAGTTCAACCGCATCCCAGCCGAGATGGTGGTGCATTGGTTCTCGCGGCAGCGACCCGCACAGCATCGCGGCGTGTCTGAGGTTGCACCGTCCATCCGGCTGTTTGCCCAGCTGCGTCGCTACACAGACGCAGTGATTGCGGCTGCTGAGACTGCTGCGGACTTCGCAGCGTTCCTGCATAGCAACTCGCCTGCCGCCGAGGTGGACGACGTTGATGCGTTCGCTGAGATGCCCATCGAAAAGAGAACGATGGTGACGTTGCCGGAAGGTTGGAACGTCTCGCAGCTGAAAGCGGAACAGCCGACCAGCACCTACGCAATGTTCAAGCGAGAGATTCTCAACGAGATCGCTCGTTGTATGCAGATTCCCTACAACATCGCCGCGCTGGATTCGTCCTCTTACAACTACGCATCGGGGCGGATGGATCACCAGATTTACACGTCCAATCAGCGTGTTCTGCGTGATGAGCTTGAGCGGCAAATGCTTGACCGCACGCTCCGCATGTGGCTGGACGAAGCCGTGCTTCTCGGCGTCGTTCCTCGCGGCCTGCCGCCTATCAACGATTGGCAGTGGGCATGGGTATGGGACGGCAAGGAACACGTTGACCCGTCCAAGGAAGCCAGCGCAGCTGAGACGCGACTGCGGACGCACACGACCACGCTTGCTCACGAGTACGCCAAACAAGGCAAGAACTGGGAGGCCGAGCTTCGTCAGCGTTCCGCAGAAGTGGCGCTGATGAAAGAGCTTGGCTTGTTCGTGGATATCTCGCCCGAGGCGACGTACCAAGAAGCACCACAGGACGAAAACGCATGAACTACTTGAACATTGAAAGTGCTGTTGAGTTCGTGGCTGCCGAGGCTGGCGATGGGATGCCGTCGCAGCCAAAGAAGTTCAGCATTGAGGCGTACACCGGCTCTGCGATTCGTCAGGGCTGGTCTGCCGAGCCCATCGTCATCGATCTGGCTGGGATGAAGTACCAGCAGAAGATTCCGATCGTAATGGGTCACGAGTACACGATGGCGTCGATCCTCGGGCAGGCAACGAGCGTGCGTGCCGAGAACGGCAGGCTGTATGTCGAGGGCGAGATCCTCGCCGACTCGGAACTTGCCCGGCAGGTGACTGCCCTGGCTGAGAAGGGCTTCGCGTGGCAAGCGTCTGTTGGTGCAGACGTGATGCGGCACCAGAAGGTAGCCGCCGGCGAGCAAGTAACCGTCAACGGTCAGGTCTTTAACGGTCCTGTCCGAATCGTCAAGGCTTCCAAGTTGCGGGAAGTCTCGTTTGTCACTTTGGGCGCGGATGACGCAACGTCCGCCCGCATCGCTGCCGAAGAGGCAGAGGAGCTACTCATGGCGGATCACGCCAACGAAACGCCCTCCGAGGTCATCGAGACCAAGGTGGAAGCCACGGCGGCTGTCGTCGTGGAGCCCAATGTTGAGGCCAGCGTGGACGTGTCCGCGTTCAAGGCTGAGATCGAATCACTCAAGCAGGAAGTTGCCAACATGCAGAAGGTTCAAGCAACCCGCGATAGCCGCGCCCCGGCTGTCCACGTGGTCGAGGAGGTGAAGAACGACAGGGTCATCGAGGCGGCACTGTGCCTCCAAGGCGGTCTGCCGAATGCCGACAAGGCGTTCGACGCTCGCACGCTGGAAGCTGCCGACAAAGTGAGGCGGACCACCTCGATCAGCGAGGTGCTGATTGAGGCTGCCCGTGCCAACGGCTACACCGGCTCAAGCCGGATCTCCGCTGGCAACGCCGAACCGGTTCTCAAGGCGGCGTTTGCTACGCACGACATCAGCAACTTGCTTGGCGCTCTCGTCAACAAGTTCCTGCTCAATGGCTTCAACGCCGTCGAGTCGTCGTGGCAGGACATCAGTGCGATCCGGTCGGTCAACGATTTCAAGGCGATCAACCTCCTGCGTCTCAACGGCGACATGAAGTTCCGCAAGATCGGCAACGCCGGTGAGCTGAAGGTGGCTCAGGCTTCCGATACGAGACGGTCTGTCGCTGCTGACACCTACGGCATCAGCACGCAGCTGACCCGTCAGGACATGATCAACGACGATCTCAACGCGCTGTCGCAGATCCCGCAGCGGATGGGTCGTGGTGCC